AATAATCTGAATAAGTATTGCATAAGACGAAAATAATCTATTAATTTACGATAATTATATAACAAATCTATTAGTGGAATTAAATATGTACTAATTTAGTTTCCACTAACGGGTATAAAAGAACTAACAATGAGCCATTATTTACAGGGAGAATTCGATTTTATCGAAAGAACTAAATTAATTTTAGAGCAGTATGACAAGACTGATTTTTCTGAGGTACCAGAAGAAAAGTATGAAGTAACTTTGTGTATGAATTGTTTGATGGGACTTCTTGTGGTGCCCCAGCAAGTCTGGTATGGCAAGGTTCCGAAAAGTGATTTGGATGAAAATTGGGGTATTAAGAAGAAGCATATAGAGAAGATTGAGAAGGATCAATATAAGATTGATGAAGTTGTTAAGCACATTAGAAACTCTGTTGCACATGGAAGGGTAACTCCTATCAGTAAAGACCGTGGAACAAATAAAAAGATTACTCATCTTCGATTTAAAGACCTCTACGGAGAGCAATCAACTTTTGAAGCTGAAATACCAGTAGAAACATTGAAAAAGTTTGCACTGAAGTTTGCAGACACAATGTTGACAATAATGAGGGAAAACAAGGGCTAATTGAATTAGCGCATATTTAATTCCATCAATGGGTATAACAAACCCAATGTGGGTGGTCGGTTTTATTTACTGTGCACCTTTGTATCCAGACTATTAGTGTATCATATTTGGTATCCGTGTACCTCCGTGTGGGACTGTAATGGAATCACAGCATTTGGTTTGAATGTGTTAAGCAGCGGGAAAGACACGGATACTTTCATTTTAACAACTATTTGTTTATGCTTAACGAATCAAACCAATTCCACGGCTGTGCTGCTAACGACAGTTTCGGAACGTCCACCTACGAAACGCGTAGCAATTCACCCATTGCCCTTATTGGGAATCCTTACATTGACCTTTCTGCTTATGGTATCGATCTTCACGGATGTACTATTCGCTATCTGCGCAAACCGAACGTTAAAGGTAATATCATTACCGGAATCTTTAGTATCTCTGGTCGCATAGAAACTGCGGGAGCTACCAGTTATGAATCTCTGATTCTTTTTCTGGTTGACAAGCGTAAAGAGTACCACCGCTATGTTTCCGAATGTCGCCAGCTTAAACGTCAGCGAAATTACGAGTCTTGGCTTGCACGTCACCCGGAGTTTATATTCCATAATTGTAATGTAACCTTTGTCGGATAAGAGTTTTTCTAATCATAGAACCATAAAGCCCGCCCTCATCCGGTGGGCCTCTTTGTTTTTTCTTATTCCAAATATACGGACATTTTCCATTCCTATTAAAACCATACTATTATGATATATCACTTCAATCCCCCAGACCCCCTGAATAAAAAAAGAGAGAACAAAAGAGCGAGAGTTTTGAAAAGAAAACTTTTCAGAAAGTGCGTCCAACCGTCCAACCGTCCAACAAGAAAAAACATTTTAAAATATAAAAGCCTGTAGGATAGTAGTATATGTTTTTATTAAAGTATATATATATCCTACATATCTGTTGTTTTGTAGGACGCTGTTGGACGTGTTGGATTTACTGTTTTCAACCGTCCAACGTTGAAAATTTAGCTCCGTCCAACAAAATAGGTGTTTGTTGGACGTGTTGGACGTCCTCCAACACTAACTTTAGTTGGGTAAATTTGCGTAACTAAATAAATATCAGTAACTTTAGTTATGATTTAACCCCTATGTTGGACGGTTGGACAGTTGGACGTAAAAACTAATAAAAACTATTTCAAAATAATATTTAGAGAACATAGCAATGATTACAACGAGTATTCAAATCAAACCTTACTTAGCTGAGTATTTGCGCGGAAAATACAACAATGGTGCGGATGAACCTTTAAAAATCCCAGATAATACGGACTTATATCACATCGTTTGGACATTGATGGCAAAAAGACAATGCAATCAGTCTCCCGTTGATACTGGTAACCTGACCTTTGTGCTTCCTGAACGTCGTATTGGAAAGGATCCTAAAGTCTATAACTTCCTTTCTCCCAGATCAGCCAGGATCATTGAACAGGAAGTGGGACGTATGTTGAATTGGGAGTTACATTCAACACTTCTGGAGAATGACCAGAACGGGCATAAGTATAACAACATCGATGTTGTTCACAAATTCTTGTGTTCTTATAGCATTGACTCCATTTCAGAAGATGCTCTTATAAAGAACTTCTATAGATGGCGGGAGAACCTTAAAAAACGGGAAAAACGGCGAGAGTATAAAAAGAAGTTAAAAAACACCTGAAAAATCACCGACCGAACTACCTGTTTTGTCCATAAACAGGGGATAAAATGTCCGTTGTGTGGCGAACTTGTTGATTATCAATTTAATAAAATGTATATGAAAGAACTATCCATCAATATTTTAGTTACTCCTTGCATAAAAATGCGTAAAGAGAACTATCGGTTCATTGCAGATGAATTTTCATTGGCTCCTACCATCGAAAATTCATCTTCCGGCAGCCTATTTAATTGTAGTACGGATATCGTAATTGATAGACCGGATAGAGACACCCTTCAGGAGTTTGCTTCCGGACGAAAAGTGACAGTACAGCTCACTGATACTTCCAATGGGAAAGTTGTGTTGGGTAATAATGATCTGCCGGCAATCGTTTCCATCTGCCCATATCTTAATTCGGCCAAGTTGAAAATCGAGTGCAAAATGCTTCAATCCCCATTTTCTCGCTGAATACCGTCCTTCATAGCCTTCTGTTCATTACATATCTTCGCTGAAAAGATATGTAATGAACAGAACTTTCCTTCGACAAACTCTTCTTTCAAGTAAGTTATTCATCACCGCTGAGGGCTATAACTCTGCGATGATGGACTGTTTCCCTCTATTATCTAATGATGGTCCTGTTCCAGGATCACTGTTCATCGTGAAAGATCCACCTACTTATAAGGAGATCTCCACAAAAGTCCTGAATGTATTGAAGCAGGAACTTTCTGCCCATTCTGAATTGCAGGGTATCAATGTTACCGATGACTTTCATGCTGATGATCTTCCTGAAGGCAGTATTGCATATCATCGTGTTTGGGGATTTGTTACTGCTACTTCATGTTGGTACTTTTCTACTAAACAGTTTGAGCAGGATCTTCTTGTTGCGGAGTCCAATCCGGGCATTGCTTGTCATTTCCTGCATGTGAATACTCCGGGTGGAGAAGCCTGGTATCTTGACCGGCTTTCCGAAACCATGCGCTCTCTTCAGAAGCCTGTATTCGTTTTTATTGAGAATGTATGTGCTTCTGCCGGCTATTACATTGCCTGTCATGGCACAACTATCCATGCTCTAACCAGGAACGATCAGATTGGCTGTATCGGCACCATGCTCGAGTATCTTGATTTCCAGGGATACTATGAAAAGTTAGGTCTTAAAGTCGTTCGAGTTAAAGCGGATCAATCTGACCTCAAGAATAAAAAGGTAGAGGACCTGATTGATGGTCATCCGGAACAGTATCGTAAAGATGTACTTAATCCTCTCGCAGAGCAATTTATTTCAGAGGTAAGATCTTGCCGTTCGACGTTGACCGATCGTCCTGAAGACGATCCGGTCTTCCGTGGAGAAACATTTGATACGAATCACTCCATTGAGAATGGTCTAATTGATGGTACCTCTACATTTCCACAAGCTCTGGTTGCAGCTTACGAACTTGCTCAGGGATATCTCGCTAATGAAGCTTTGAAACAGCGTGCTCTCAATTTAATATAATTAATAATATCTATTCAGTATGAATGTAAAAGAAAAATTTAGGAAGGTACTTGAAGCATTAAATCTGGTTGATAAGGCAAAATCCAAGGAACTTACCAATGAAGATTGGAAAGCTATTGTCGATGCTTATCAAAAAGAATTTCAAGTAACCCTTCAGGATGACATGGCTGCTGACCAGGCTTCACATCAGAACCCGCTTGATCAGGAAGCGATGAATCAGGCTCAGGCCATTTTGGATTCTATTATCGTTCCTCTTAACGGTCATGATGATGATCAGGAACCGAAAGGCGAAAATGGCACTCCCACTAATGGCAAACCTCAGAATGTGGCTCCGGCATCTCCGGAAACAGTAGCTCAGTCTGCAGGGTTGGTTAAGGCTATTGTTGATGGTTTGAAAAATCAGGCGGCAGCCGATATCCCGGTATCAGTTGCTACAGCTTCCAATCTTCAGTTTAATGGACCGGGAAATACCGCTAAGTTCTTATTTGGCATAGAACACCCTATGTTCTCGATGAACAACCGATGGAATAAGATTGCTGCTAACCCTCGTATAGCTGCAGCTATGGAAGATCCGGAAGAGAACGAAGAAGGTGGCTCTTTCCGTAAAGAAGTTGTCAGTTACTCTGTTTCATTGAGGAAACGATACAACTATCTGCATCAAAACCACATGCTGGATGTAAAGAAGCTCGCAGCGGGTGAGTTCTCTACCAATTATGAAGGTGTTGATACAGCCGGAGTCGGTAACCAGCATGTCGTTTTGCGTCAGGATCAGTTGATTGCTCGGGTGTTAAGCAAACGTGACCTGACTCAGTACTTCCCGGTTCGCTATGGAATTCAGGATCATGACCTTGTGTTCAATGCATTCTTCACTGAAGTTTCTCAGGCTTATCAGCAGGGAGAAGTCTTCAAGGGTGACATGAAACTTGAAAACGAGATGGGCCATGTTGACGATGCAATGATCAAGATGAAGTTCGGTCCGATGAAGGACTTGGAACGTAAATACATTGCTTACCTCAATAAAGAAGGTTCCGATCCTATCAAATGGTCTATGATTGAGTTCTGTATATTGAATTCTTTGGAGACAGCTCAGGTTGAACAAAACAAACGCCGTATGCGTGGTATCTATGTTAAACCGGAAACTGGTATTGCCGGTTCTTATCTGAACTCTTCTACAGGTCTCCTTTATACCTTGATCCGTTATCATCATGAAAACAAGATCCTGTTGCATGACGATGCAGCATATCGCTCCTACACTCAAGCTAATATGTTGGATGCAGTTCAGGAATTCCATGCCGATGTTGTTGCATCATGTACCGAGGATATGGATCTGGATCAACACATTCTTTATCTGAATAAGACACACCAACCCTGGTGGATTAAGAATGTACGTGCCAAATATGGTAAGGATACCGATTTCACAGGTCCTAATAGCTATCTGTATGTGGTTCCCGATACGAGTCAGCGCATTATCTGGCTGCCTTATCTTGGACAGATGCCTTTCATGATGATGGATGTTCCCGGAAACCTTCAGTGCCTTGAGTATATTCCCGGTGAAATGTTATCTATCAAGGTCAAGGAAGATATGGAGCTTGTCAAGGCTTGGTCTACATGGAAAGAAGGCTTTGCTGCCGCATTCGTTGGGCGTCGATTCGATACCCGTGCAAAACTGGTTGCTAACAACTATGAATGGCAACAGATATTCATGAACAAGCCATCTGTCAATGTTGATGCTGATGCCACTACAATCACTGCATCGAAAGGATTCTGGCAAGAAACAGTCGAGAACTCTAAAGCCACGGCGATTACTGATATCACTGGAGCTAAAGCCGGAGTTGGATACATTATTGAGTGTGGATCTATAACCAATGCGTCTACCATTGCGAAAACCGGCAAGTTTGCTGAGATTTCGGAAGCATATACACCGACAGCAGTGGGGGATTACATTATGGTGGTACTGAATAAAGATGGTAACTTCCGGGAACTTGAACGTTGTGTCGGAGGTGTACGTAAGGTTAATGCAGACCTTCAGCCCAATCTTCCTGGAGTAAGATAATACTTTTTCATTTCTGTGTTTCAATAGGTTAGTTAGTTTTGGTTGGGGCGGGTGTAATGCCCGCCCTTTCTTTTTTAAATCACATTTAATTCAAAAATATGAAAGCAAGAAAAATTTCAAATCCAATGAAAGGATACCGGGCTGCCCGCAAGTTGCAAACCCGCTTCTTTCTCTCGCTAATGGTACTATTCGCTATTGCATTCGTTGCATGGCTCTTCTTGGATCCGGCAGCATCCGCACATATCTGTATGCCTGGTTTAGGTGGTACGACATTTGCCTCAATGATGTTAATTGGTAACGTTAATGACGTATCCGATCGTCAAACACATGGCTCTAACATTGCCTATAAAGTCTACTTGATAGAACTCTCTCAGATAAATGATAATGTGCGCTTTCCCAAAAAAAATGCCAATAGGGAGGTAAGTACTATTCCGATGAAAGCAGGACAATACATGCAATACTTTGAAGCCCACGATATTCCCACTTACACCGCAACTGGTGAGAAAGGGGATATCACTACCTCTGGGGAAAATAGCTTCGCAATAATTATGGGTGGTATGCGCGACCAGCTATTAGATTTTATAGAGCAGCACGCCGGGAGTAAGTTTGTCATCTTGTTTAAGGAAGTAGGTGAGGACCAGTGGTACATTATCGGTGAATATGATCGTCCGATGATTCTGCAATCTTTCGAAGCGAAGAATGACAAGGATGGTCGCTATGTAACCTTTACTTTCAAACGTACATCTATCGATCAGTATTGTAAATATGTCGGTGATATCGTTCGTGCCCCAGCAACTAATCATACAGTTGATGCTACGACACTTGCTATCAAACCGGAGAGCAACCGTTATGAAATACCGAACGGATCAGCAGCAACTTATGCTATCAATGCTATTTCTGGAGTGACTGCCAACGATAAAGGCCGGTATATAACGCTTGAGGGAACTGGTACCGATAAAGCGGCCACTATTGCCGATGGTGCTGCATTCGTCCTCGAGGATGGTGCAACATGGACTGCCCGTGCCGGCTCTCAGATTACGTTCCGGGTCATGGACACTACTACTCTTGTCGAGGTTCCCGGTAGCCGGATCCAGACAGCTTAATACTTACCTGGGCGGAGCGATCCGCCCATAAACTCAACCTATATGTATTCCTTCAAAGAAAAACAAAAACATTATACGGAACTTCGTAATCCGGATGCTGCAGAGCAGGATCTTGAGCTCCTGCGTAAGAAGCAACCCGAACTATCAACATTGAGTATGTTTTCACGTAATCCGAAGCGATATGCTGATGACATCCTATATGCGTTGTTGGATGTTGCAGAACGTGATGAAATCCGCAATAATCGGCGTACTGTTGAGCAAACTCCAGGCCCTAATCCGGAACAACCTGATAAGGTGTCTGAGGTAACTAATCAAGTAGAAGAAGCCGAAGAGCGTACTGAGGAAGCGGAACTTCATACAGAAGAAGTTAAAGAGCGTGTTCAAGAAGCCGAAGAGCGTGCTGAGGATGCGGAACTTCGTACAAAAGAAGCTGAAGAACGTGCCGAAGAAGCGGAACTTCGTGCTGAGGAAGCTGAAGAACGAGCAGAAAGTGCTGAAGCTGCTCTTGAAGAGGAGAAAAAAAAAGCCGTTACTACACTAAAGATGGTAAAGTCCAAAAGCACGAAGAGTACCCCAAAATCGACTGGGACAACCTCTCGGACCCGCAAGTCCAAACGGCCACGATCCTCTACAACGACCGAATCGTAAGTTGGAAACAAATGAAGCAGCTCGACGAGCAGCTGGACAAGAACCCGACTGAAAGAGCTGTCACTGATATGGCAGAGCTCCGCATTCGGAATCTGCTGGCGTTCGAAGAGCTGCAGTCGTTCAACGACACTGGGAAGTTTAGGTACAAACATCCGTTAATCATCCGCCAGTCCGAGAGAGCACAACTGGAGGAACTCCTTCGGAAGAACCCGCAGGAATTCCTGCGATATCACAAGAATGTACTTGATAACATCCGTAGATACGAATCCTACCTGAAGCGTGCCGACCGTGAAAGTCGGCGTGCTCAGGACAAAGAAAACCTTCGCCGTCATCGAGAGCGGGAAGCCCTTTTCAAAGCAATTCTCGAATCAACAACAAATAAAGATTAATCATGGAAAAGCTAATAGAAGTATTTAATTTGGGTGGTCTTCCGACTGCCCCGCTGGATTCATTCTTAGAGCTTCAGGAAGACTTCAAGAAGTCGGATCCTGACAAGTTATCGAAGCTGCAGATGCTAATCATCACTCGTGGCTTCAAGTATGCATTTAAAGCCTGGAAGGATCCTGATGGAAAACTCTGGATTATCGATGCCCATCAACGGAGGAAAGCTCTGCTTGCTCTGCGTAAATCTGGTTTTACCATTCCGGAGATTCCGTATGAACCAATCTTCGCAGCGGATAAAAAAGAAGCAGTCGAGGAAATAGCTGCCTACAACTCTGAGTTCGCCACTAAGAACCCGGACACTTTACTCTTTAAAAAGTACAACATCGATACCGATACTCTTTCCCGGTTCAATCTTGGTTATGAAGTGAAAGCCATCGACTTCAGTCAAAATGCAGCTCCGTTATTCGGATCAGAGCATGAATCAACCGATATTCAGGAAGATGCCATTGATTTCACAGTTCCTACAGAAGACGATGCCAACTCCATTTTTGCGCAACCAGGAGATATCTGGTTACTTGGTAAGAACCGTTTAATGTGTGGTGATTGCCGTTCAAAATCGGATGTCACTGCGTTGATGGACGGACAGCATGCTGACTTGCTTGTCACCGATCCACCTTACAATGTTGCTTATCAGGGTGGGACTGAGGAGGAACTGACTATCCAAAACGATTCCATGGAGAACGATTTGTTTGCTACATTCCTGAAGCAAGTGTTCGCAGTTATGTTTTCTATATTGAAGCCTGGCGGATCCTATTATATTTTTCATGCAGACAGCGAAGGTGAGAACTTCCGGGTCTCTCTTCGGAAAGCAGGTTTCAAAATAGCCCAATGTTGCGTTTGGGTAAAGAACTCCATGGTTATGGGACGGCAGGACTATCAATGGCAGCATGAACCGTGCCTCTATGGATGGAAACCTGGTGCTGCTCACTACTGGAACTCCGATCGTAAGCAGACCACTGTTTGGAACTTCGATAAACCCCAACGCAATGTCATCCATCCAACAATGAAACCCATTGCTTTGATGGCTTATCCCATCTGTAATTCCAGTGCATCCGGTCAGATAGTTGCAGATTTCTTCTCCGGATCCGGTTCTACTCTGATGGCTTGCCAACAGACTGACCGTATATGTCATGCTATGGAAATAGATCCTCGTTATGTTTCAGGCACAGTTCATCGGTACCGGTCTATGTTCCCGGAACAGCTCGTCCGGGTAATTCGTTCTGGGGAACTTCTTACATCTGAGGAAACTTCAAAAATTATCGTATGAAATCAGAACTGACACCAACCTCTGATGTGGATAAAGCCATTTTAATTGGTGATGAATATGTATCTCAAGTGCGCACATTTGGCGCACTTGGATATTCTGCAGAGCGTATCTGTAACCTTCTTGGCTTACGGGGTAAAGAGAAAATTGCTCTTACCATTCGTATCGGTCTTCCTGGTGATGTTTACAACGATGCCTACAGCAATGGGCGTGCTTTGGGTGAGTATAATATTGATGCAGAGTTGGCAAAACGTGCTGAAGCTGGCGAGATTGATGCTATCACTGCTTTGGAAACTCGCAAAAATGAACGTATAGAACTTGAACTTCGAAAGAATTTATTCGGCGTATGACACAACTTGATATACTTGATAAGATACATCCGGACATGATATCTGCTTTCCTGGTTTCCGGGAAGAGTGATGGCATACCGGCTGATGTGCAACTCTTCCTCAAGCAGCTGCAGTGGGCTGCTGAAATATACGAATACGAACGGAACATTACCCGTGCTGCTAAATTACTAAAGCAGCGTATTAATGCCTTACAGCACCTTAATCTTGATGAACGTACCTGTAAAGCACGTATATATGCTGCCATCAACTACTTTTCGATTGATAATAATGTATCTATCAAAGTATGGGAGTCAAACTATGCGGATAAATATGAGGACCTGGCTAAACTCTCCGCTGTCCGTGGTGACTATAAAACTCAGAAACAGTGTTACGATGCTGCCGCCGAGTGTCGTCGCCGGGCATCGGAGATTGCTGAAGCCGATCGTGATCTTGGTGTTGTCTTCCTTATTTCCCCAGAGATCACTCCTGAAGAACTTGGATATTCTAAGAAGTCTTTGAAAGAAATTGCATCAAAACACAACGAAGGATTCTATTTGAATCTGATTGATAAACTTCCGATCGAGAAGGAAGAGAAAAAACGTCTCCTGCGTGATGCTGATATCCAGGAGGCTGAGTTTACTGAAGTCAATGAAGAATAACTATGTCGATAGAACTTTATTCTCAATCCCGGGACAGCCTTTCTTGTAGCGATAATACCTTCGATGCTACAGTTGAGTTCGAACGTTACTACATGAACTCCATGCAGATTCAGGTGAATGTGCTGGATCCTAACAATATATTTGTTGAAGGTGCCCGTGCAGTTGGTAAGACTGAAGGAGTTATGGGACCACGTATTATCCGGGTTGCCAATGACATGCCTGGAGAACTTTCTTTTCTGGTGCACAAAACATATATTGCTCTGATGACAAACGTCTGGCCTAATATTCAGGCATATTTTTCTCGGCCGGTAACTGTTGCCGGACGTGTTCGTCCGATGTTGGAGTACGGGATAGACTATGTTGTTGGAGAGGCTAAGATACCCTCTCACTTCCGCCATCCACGCTATCCCATTGCATACCCGAAACACAGCATCCTGTTTCGCGATGGTCATCATTTGCAGATGGTGAGTTCCGACCAACCGGAATCTGTTGCCGGTCGCTCCGGTGTACATGCCTTTATTGAAGAGATGAAGCACAACAAAGGTGAGAAACTGAAGACTCGACTCTTTCCGTCACTTCGTGGATCTTCTGCTGAGATTCGTATGTCGCAATACTATCAGGGTGTAACCGGTGTTTCCGATACAGCTCGTGTGGATCTTGGCGAAGATGACTGGTTCGAAGAGTATGAAAACAATATCGACCAAGCACTTCTTGAGGAAATAGCTACAGTTTCCCTTCACGTTAATGCAGCTATGTACAAGCGTTACAAGCTGTTTGCTCAACAAAAACAAACTACTAATCCGGTTATTCTTGAAGCCATCCGCCTCGAGCTTCAAAAAGTAGAACGTACACTCGCACTTTGGAAACCTCGTCTCGCTGATATGCGTCGTAACGCTACCTTGTACGTGCGGGCCAGTTCATTCTGTAACAAAGATATATTAGGGCCTAAATTCTTCAAGACTCAGATTGAAACCCTTGATATTGACGAGTTTCTGACTTCCATTTGTGCTATTCGCCACAAGGAAGTTGTAAACAAGTTTTTTGCTAATTTCAGGAAGGACCTGCATCAGTTTGCCGATAGCTACATTTATGAGTCCATCCTGAAACTTGACCTCCGGGATCACTTCATCTTAACGGCACGTTACCTGAAGCACTATAATAAGCGCGACGAGCTGCTCGTCGGTTATGATCCCGGACATTTCTCCAGTCTGACCGTTGGTCAGGAGAAAGACTACGGTTCGGAACTCAGGATACTGAAGGAGTTCTTCTGTTATTATCCGGACGAACAACCGGAACTTGCCCGGCAGTTCTACGAGTTCTTCGGTCAGGATGCTGTCAATAAACACATCATTCTCTATCCTGACCGTGCCGGTAACAAGAAGAAAGAAGATCTGGAAAAGATAACCACCGACTCCCGCATTCTCAAGAGAGAGCTGGAGTCTTACGGCTTTACTGTCGAGCTGATGAACGAAGGTCAGGCAACTGTCTACCACTGGCAACAGTTCAAGCTCTTGCTTCTTATCTTTGGCAATCGCAGTAACGCATTGCCCCGCATCCTTATTGACGAAAACGAATGCAAGAACCTTTGTAGTGCCATCATGCTGTCGCCGCTCAAAAAAACAGATGGCCGTATTGAGTTGGATAAAACTTCTGAGGTAAAAGTACCGCTTAAACTTCAAGCGGGCCTCACAACACAGATACCAAGTGCACTTATTTACTTGCTTTTTGGACGTTACGGCGACCGTGTTCAGGCTGAATTATCCTCAATTCCGACTGATTTACCTGATAATTTCTCTATATAATAAGTTTGGTACACATGAAAAACTTTGTATTATCTATAAAAATTGTTCTGTTTGACATTGAAAAATATATTAACTTATTGAAAATTAATCTTATCACGTTTCAAAAGTTTATTTCTTTTTTTTCGTCAGCTCCCTATCTCCACGCCCCACTGATAATCCGATGTGAGGTGCAGCCTTCGGCCTTTGGCTGGAAATATGAGGATGCCATCCTGCTGGTCCTTTCTGGGAGGCTCAGAAACAAGTATTTTCGAGCATGGAAACGACAATGACAGGACCGCATGCACTGCAATGGGCAAAAGAAATATCGAAGTTGCCTGATGGGTGCTTTACGATTGCTTTCTTCCCTTACTCGAGGCAGAAGGGTGAAGCATCGGCTAAATTGGTGATTCGGGAAGGGGGTAAGTATCGGACTCAGTTACCACATGAAAGGTTTAGTATCGATGGTGAGAACTTGTTTCTTTTCACAGATGCAAATGGGGAACCAAAAATGTGCTACAGGATCCTGATCCGTTACATGGGCTTTCCACAGGACAATTTTAAACTACATAAAATCGACTGGTTATGAGTGACGTAAAGATGTTAGGTGACTATGGTTGCTACATCGATGAAAGTAATGTAATATCATTTCAGGTTGGGGACAATCCCCGTACCGGTATAGATGATCCAGGCTTCTCTGTAGGAGACTACAATCCATTACCGGATATGCAGTGGCAATCTATTAATGGCTATCAAGTGTGTAGCCGTGGCTATAACAACATGAAGTGTGAGGAGGTGGCTGCGGACCTTAAGAAGAATCGATTGTTGCCGCGCTTAATTACCAAGCAGGTGAATATGCTGTACGGAAAGGGACCGGCAGTGTATCAGACAGTGTTCTCTGATGGTAAGTTTAAGCGTGAATGGGTTGAGTGTCCGGAGATCATGAATTGGTTGGATAGTTGGAAAGACCGTGGACTTGAAAGCGATTATAAAGAGGTAGCTAAAGCTCTAATTAAAGACTTCTATTATTTTCGTGACTACTTTGTAAAATGGCGATTCTCCGTAGGTCGGAACTTGGGGGCACTGCCTGTTGCCGGTATTGAGGCAATGGAGAATAGACATTGTAGGCTGGCCACAACAAAAAAGGATGTCGCTACCGATCTGGTCTACTACCGTGATTTCCGCTTTATTGCAGTTGGACGCTGGAATTACGGGATTTCCAACTTCAAGATTTACCCAAAGTTTAACCTGGCAGAAGTAGCCAATTATAAGTATGCTGCCATCTCGCATCACCGGGAGAAGTCAGTCGATGAGTTCTATGGTGTAAATGAAACGCATGAAGGCACTAAGGAGTATATCAGAGGTTCTAATGCGACAGCTCGGTATATTAACTCTTTCTTACGCAATAGCTTGGCAGCCAAAATACACATCATTATCCCTAATGCCTGGATAAACGCTAAGCGCACTCAGATACAGAAGCTCTGCGATGAGAACAAGAAACGGGATAAAGACGGAGTGAAGCTATATGTGTTTAATGGCATTGATATAGGTACCGAGTTCAAAGAGTCCACGCTGATCAAGTATATCCAGTCCGAGCTCCGCAAGATTTCACAATATCTCTCCGGAGCCGATAACCAAGGGAAGGCTTATGCAACAATCAGTTTTAAAAGCAGTAGTAATGAAGAAGAACGCTGGAGAATCGAAACTGTCGACCTGAAATACAAAGAGTATATCGAATCGTTGATCTCTTATGATAAGCGTGCTGATGAGGTGTTGTTATCAAGTGTCGGACTCGACTCCTCTATCTCCAGTGTTGGAAAAGATGGCGTGATATCCAAGTCCGGATCCGACGCTTATTACAACTATCTGATCTACCTGATGTCCCTTACGCCAGACGAAGAAATCTGCTGTGAGCCTTTTAACTGGGCTATTCAAATCAACTTCCCGGCACTGTATAAGCAAGGTTATAGACTTGGATTTTACCGGGAAATTCCAAGTCGTCAAGAAGATGTTAAACCAAACGAACGATTAAATCAGCAAGAATCATGATCATTTTAGAAGAGCTATTTAAAAACCTGACAGAGTTCCGCCATTATGCACCCTATTCAGAGACAAACATTGAGTTTAAAGACCTCAATAGTTCAGCATCTTCTGCCCGGAAGCAGATATGCATTATCCTTTCTAAAGAAGTCTATGATATAGTTCTCAAGAAAGAAGGAGAGATACATGATGCTTTGCTGACTGCAATGGCCAACTTAACACTTGCCAAACAGTTAGTGTTTGATGTAGTCAAACAACGAAAATCCGATGTTGATATCTACAAGTATGAGATGGAAGCCATGCGTCGGTCTTATATTGAGAACTACTTCAGTGGCATGGATACTCTGATTCAGTTGCTCGATAAGGAGGAAAGTCTGGAAGAATGGAAGAATTCCCGTTATTGCAAGTTACTTTCTTCTCTTCGGATCCAGACAGCAGAGGACTTTGACTTTCTATACTCAATAGACCTCTCTTATCTCTTTTTCTTCAGGATCATACCACTTCAGAAAGAAGTGTTGGATGAAGGGATGACCGGTTACTTTGAACGTGTTGTTGATAATCAGGAAATGAAGGATTTACTACTGCATGCTCTTGCAAAGAGTACGATTGCTCTTGCCTTGCGTCGATTGGATATTCTTGAGTTTCCATCTACCATTCGTAATCTCTTCGATGACTCTAAAACCAGTCGATCAGGAAAGGATGAACAGGAACGTATGTTGGCACTTGCTGAACAGCTAACCGGTGAAGCTCAATCACTACTTAAGAACATTGACCTTATGTTGTCTAACAACGATTCCGGTATAGTAGATACAGAAACATCATTTAATGCTCCGGACGACAAAATCATAATGATGCCATGAAAGACAAAATAGAGTTTATGGTCCATGGGAATACGTATTATATTCCCAATTCCTGGGACCAACTAAATAGTTATTTATTCATTAGTTTGATCCGTGACTTTAATCGCATGGTTAAGGGAGAACTTTCACCGGCCATGGTGAGAGTAAACTACGTGTGTAATGTTATGGGCTGGAAGCCGAAGAAGATCTGGGGAGAAGAATCATTCCAAAACCTGGCTTTCCTGGCAGAACAAGTTACATTTCCATTCGTCATTATGTATCCGGACAACGATATGGCTTTAAGCGAAATGGATCCTGAAACCAGAAAACTTTGCAAAAAGACTCCTCCGGAAAGACTAACTTGTCTCCCCATCGCACGCTATCTCTCACGCTTGGACTATAAATTTGCCTTTGATTGTTGCTTTTGCAAGCAGCTGGTTCCGGCAGTGGTTATTGATGACGATATTTATTCAGCATATTCCATCGATACCAATTTCAATGTCCTGACCTGCTCGTTAACGGCATTGCAATACATTGAGGCCCGTACCCTGATAGGTAAGTCTGTAGACATGCTTCCACTCTTGGCAGCAATCCTATATAATACAGGTACATACACTTCAGAAGGTGCTCACCGGTTGGCTACAGTGTTCGCAAAACTTCCAGAGGATGAATTACAAGCTATTGCCTTCAATTTTCAGGCTTTCAACAATTACCTGTTTACTCAAACAGACTTTCGTTTACTGACTGCAGCGAAAGAAGGTAAATGCAGTGCCATTCGCACTGGTGCACTGGAGTCACTGTATAACTTGAGTAATGATGGACTGGGTGATATTACAGCTGTCGAGCAGATGAATGTTATTAAGTACCTGACTATCCTCCGGAAGAAGATCATTGAAACCGTTCGAAGTATGGATGCGATGAAAATGGAAAAGGCAGACATTGAGAAAGAAACAGGCTTACCACTCCATATCATTAACCAAATATTATGATACTTGATTTATTCTCTTACTTCGCAAAGTATCCCTCAAGAGAGGGCGTGCTTTCCATCTTTAACAATGGTAGTAGTTCACAAGCGCAATATGCCGAATTGAAAGAAACCATTTTGGCTATGCCGGATCCGCTGATCCCTGCAATTCAGTCGTATGTTTTTGGACAGTCTTTTGAGTCTGTCAAAGCCCGCATTGATACTCTGTTGGGTATTTATCTCTTTATTGATTATGGTGAGTTCTCTTCCAGGAGTGACAACAGGAACTCAATCGAAGATACCCAGAAGCTGGCAGCCACAATCGCAATGAAACTATCAGACTCCTCGGATCTTGTAGAAGAAGCGATCTCTTCAGACACTTGCCTTGAATATCTGAACACCCTGTGTGCCCATCTTCTGTTTGATGCAGAAAGTGGGAAGGTCCCTTGGTTAAACCGATCGAGTATAAAAAGTCTTGATATCATCCCGTTCGTGGCCAAAGAGCTAAAATCCATCGGATGGACCATGATGTTCGAGGCTGATGCTTCTGATCTGTTCAATGTCAAAGCTCGGATGGCGTCCTTTCGGTCATGATACTTCGATAGTAATTTTGTCAAAAAAGAAAAGATATGGACATTATTATTAAATCACTCCTTGAACATCTTCAGCGTATTCTGAGCACTGTTTATGGCTGGTTATCAACAGTTGTCATCTTTATAGCCCATTTCTTTGCACCTGCTTGGTATCCTTTTGCTGTAGTTGGAATTCTTGTCCTTATTGATTTGGGGTGGGGTATTGCCGTATCACTGAAGAAAGGAGAGTTTGCCTATTCCGAGGCTGGAAGAGAAACGTGTAAAAAGGTAGCCATTTATGCCAGTTGCCTTTGTTCGGTTTACATGATCGAGCAGATATTTCATGCCAGTGTAGCCGTTACTTCTGTTGCTGCCGGTCTTGCCGGTGCCTGTGAAGTATGGAGCTTCTCTGCCAGTATACTTATCATCGCTCCCAATTTTCCCTTTATATCGCTGTTTCGTGCACAACTCAGAGGTGAAATGGAGAGGAAATTAGGGAGAAATATTAATGATATATTAAAGTAAAATTCTTATTAATTATGAGTAGAGGTTTACGTAATTGCAATCCTGGCAACATTCGTCATGACCGGGATAAATGGCAAGGAGAAGTTATTCCGAGCCAGGACAAGAGTTTCAAACAGTTTAGCTCTATGGCTTATGGCTATCGGGCATTAATCAAGTTACTGCAGAACTACCGTAGATTGCACAATCGGCAGACGATTGCTGAATTTATTAATCGTTGGGCACCTCCCTGCGAGAACAACACTTCCGGATACATCACTCGTGTGTGCAGCGAAATGCAAGTTCCGTCAACATACGTTCCAGATATTAACGACAAATCTACTATGTGTGCTTTTGCTGCTGCAATTAGCCAAGTTGAAAATGGTGTACCAGCTGTCATGGCGGATGTCGAGCAGGGATGGGATTTACTATGAAACTCCCGGTCTGTCTCTTGATCATCTTGCTGGCGTCAGCAACATGTTTCTCCTCTTGCCGTACTCAATACGTGCCTGTCGAGAAAATAAAGACTGAATATCGTTACATTGATCGTTTACAACACGACAGTGTTTACTTGAAGGATTCTGTTCGGTATTACATCAAGGGAGATACTGTTTTTGCGGATAAATACCTATATCAGTATAAGTACCTATTCATTAATCGGGTGGATTCATTCGTTAAGGTTGATTCAGTTCAGGTGCCTTATCCCGTTGAAAGGAAGCTAACTCGTTGGGAGTCTATGAAGATGGAGCTTGGTGGCTGGGCATTCGGTGGTCTGATAATGGCTATTATTATTGTCTGTTGGCTGATATTTAAGTCAAAAAATAAATAGTATATTTGTGCATCAATAACAGTTTTTTCATTATTAATAATGAAAACGAAGTATATTTATTAGCTCTGGATCGTGAGATTCGGAGCTTTTTTCTATCCTTTTTAGCTTCAGCTAAACAAATCTAACTTCTTGATAATAAAGTGGTAATTGCTACGATGTCCGTACTTATAGTGTTATCTTAGCTGTATAATAATAAAATAAACAACGTTATGACAGTAGAAGAATTAATCATTGAATTACAAGGAATGAATCCCGAAGCAGAAGTTTATATTGCGTATCAGCCCAAGTTTCCATTAGAAAAGAAAGCCGGTGAAGAATTGGCACAAAGTGAAGATGGTAATAGAGTTTATATAGCCACTTGTTTATATGGAAATGACTATTTACCACAAGATATTGTGGAGCAACTCAACTGGTAATTGTTTTTTGAAGGTCCGGAACCCTACATTCCGGACCCTTTTCTATCCTTTTTTAGCTTCAGCTAAACAAAGCTAACTTCTTGATAATAAAGGAGTAATCACTACGATGTCCGCACTTATAGTGTTATCTTAGCTGTATAATAATAAAGGATAAAGCATTATGAACGAGCAGATTACAAACATTCTTAACCAAAGAATAACGAAGACAAGCAAGATACAGCAATTGCTTCTTTTAGGCTTAACTCGCCGCCAGGTTGCCGACCTGGTAACCAACGGAAACTACGGTTTTGTTCAAAACGTCTACAAGCGGATGATTGAAGCCGGAACTTTCCAACCCAGCAACCAAGTAGTACCAAATAACCTTCCGGAGATTGATTATACTTTCAACCGTCGCTTCGGGGTTGAGATTGAAGCCTATAACTGCACCCGCGAACGCCTCGCTCGAGAACTTAGGGAAGCCGGCATAAGCGTAGCAGTAGAAGGATACAACCACGATACCCGAAATCATTGGAAACTGGTAACAGACGGCAGCCTTTCGGGATCGAATACTTTTGAACTTGTAAGCCCGATACTTGAGGGAGAGGCCGGCCTTCGGGAGCTACAGAAAGTTTGCTGGGTGCTTGACTATTGCGAGGTAAAGGTAAACGACTCCTGCGGGCTTCACATCCACATGGACGCTGCCAACTTTACCCTTAGCACCTGGAAGAACCTTATACTTACCTACCGGAGAGCTGAACGTATAATTGACGCTTTTATGCCTCCATCTCGACGCAATAACCACTATTGCAGAGGGCTACAATCCATAACAGAACAGCGGATTCAGGATGCCGGCAGCCTTAGAGATTTACAGAACGCTTTCGGAGGTGACCGCTACCACAAACTGAACCTTGAGTCCTACTCACGTCACCGCACGGTTGAGTTTCGCCAGCATGGTGGAACAACCAACTATACGAAAATGGAAAATTGGATACACTTTATCAGCAATATGATTACCTTTGCTCAGCATACCAATATCGCCACCGGAGCAGCTTTGGCAAACCTGCCTTTCCTGACCGATGACCAAAAAACATATTTCAAACTTAGAACAAAAAAACTTAGCAGATAATGAATAAGACCTACACATTGCAGGACGGCGGTACAATTACCGCCACTTGCGCCACCGATTTTGTTTCCAAACTCCGTCAGAGCAGCCGTTTCGATTCCGAATGTACTGACCAGGAATACATGTACCACTTTGCCGATCGATACCACGACCAGTCCGGGAATACCGTTCGTGCCGATTCAACGGAGCACTTCCTGGATGATTTATTAGCATTGGGTTATGTAAGTGTTAAATAATCAATTTGAAAGTAGATTTATCTGCAAATGTTTTGCCAATAAACAAATGTTTATTATATTTGCATTACGTTTTTAAAGCGATGTTTGACAATCAGGAAGAGCTAAAGGCTCACATAGAACATGTAAAGCGCTGCTTGCTGTTTTATGCTCTGAATGCGGAGGAATTGCTAAAGCAAGGATACCCACGAAGAGAGTTAGAGAGGCTGATCGATATTCAACTGGATAAGTTGATAGTTCTCCTCAAAAAACTGAAAGGTTAACATTAACCCCCTCATGTATTGAGGGGGTGCTTTAAAAACTAAATTATACTTATTGTTATGGAAGCAAGTAGAGAAATAGATAATTTGTTGAGTGAGTTTCTCCAGTTGGATACTGACGAGCAACGGGAGCAGTTCCGGGGTAAGATAGGCCAAACGCTGTCAGGTAAAACAGAGGAGGAAATGCGAGAATATGCTGAATCTCTTCAGCATAAAGCTCAGGAAACAATTGATCAGTCACAAGCGTTAATTGATGAATATGATTTCAAGCAAGCGTTGAACGACATAGTTCCTGCTGTTACTTGGTCTTATATAGCGGAAGAATACTTCCAGAAGTCACGCTCTTGGTTTAGTCAACGTATGAATGGATATCATGTCAACAACAAGGCTGCATCCTTTACTGACGAAGAAATTGATTTATTATCAAATAGTTTGCTTGATTTGAGTGAACGAATAAAGAAAAGTGCTCTCCTCTTGAGGAAGCATCGCTTTTAAAAACGTATCTTTAAAAAGAAAAAGCCTTCACAATGGGTGAGGGCTTTTTTATTATTTGTATTTTTTTCAGTATCATTTTAATACTGTAAACTAAATTAATGCTTAACTCTGAAACTGATTATTGTTTAATTATTAAGAAATTGAAAAATAAAATGGAAATATTAATCAGAACCAGTTTTCATTTTACTCCGTATCGTTATATCATTGAATAGTTTACGAATACAGACGATGCCCAAACTATAACCAAGTTTCGGAAATTTTTCTATAAATCGTTCCTTCAGAAGATGTAGACACAAGGAATGTTTTTCTTCATCTTTATAATCAAATTGCCCTTCAAACATAATCTGATTGTTTCGTCCTCCTCTGACGATGATATTAGCCTCTTTACCACCGTGGTCTTGTACTTCGATTGAAATAATTGTCCTATTCATATTTACAAATTTTCCTTATTCTATATTTGATAACTTTGGGAGTTATATCAATAAAAATTATGTTGTTGAACAACATTTTATGCTTTTATCCCGTTGATACTACATCAAAATGAAAATATTTTCGTAAGTTTGTATGAAATTACAAGTATATAGATATGCGAGCAGATAGATTAGATTTATATAAGCAATTAGAGGAGAAAAGAAATTCCAAGCTATTGGTTTATGTCACGGGAACCAGACAGGGACTTGAAACTCAAATAGCTAATGACGTGTTGTCAAGATTTTCCGAACATTTGGACAAAATTGGCGACACAAATAAAATTTCATTATACCTGCATACTAATGGCGGAGATACGTTAGCTGCATGGAGTTTGGTAAACCTAATTAGAAGTTTCTGCCAGCAATTAGAAATTATAATACCCTCTAATTGTTTTAGTTCAGGCACTTTGATTTGTTTAGGAGCAGACAATATAGTAATGACTAAACAAGCCATGTTGGGGCCAATTGATCCAAGTGTTAATGGTCCATTAAATCCAGCTATACCAGGCATAGCTGATCCCAATGCTAAAGTTCCTGTAAGCGTAGAATATGTCAATGCATATATTGAAATGGCTAAGAAAGATTTTGGAATTACTGACCAGAGGAATATGACTGATATATTACTGAATTTATCAGAAAAGATTCACCCTTTAACATTGGGACAGGTTTATAAGTCTAAAAGCCAAATACAAATGTTGGCAAGAAAGCTGATGAAATGGCAGCATCTTGAACAAGATAAAGAAGATGCAATAGTCAAATTCTTATGTAGTGAATCCGGAAGTCATGATTATTCCATCCGTAGACAAGAAGCAAGTGAAAGTTTAGGATTACCTATTGAAAAGCCATCAATGGATGAATATAATATTATCAAGGCTATTTATGATGATATAAGTAAAGAATTAGAATTGGATGTTCCTTTTAATCCAGCTATAATACTTAATGGATTAGATAGAGTTCCGTACTCTTTTAGGAGAGGAATAATAGAATCATTAGAAAATGGAACGGATGTCTTTATAAGTGGTGGTGTCTTAGAGAGGCAGATGATCCCTACTCCTCCAGGAGTTCCGTCTCAAATGACTTTAAATGATAATAGGACATCGGAAGGTTGGCAACATGAAATATAAATTGTTATGAAAACAAATATAAATAAAGTTTCAAATAGTGGGTATAGCCCAAAAATAGAATTAAAAACAAATTCATATAGTGCAAGTTATTTCTATGAAAGCTCTGCTACTAAAAATACGGTTGCAGATGTAATCAAAAATAAGTCAATTGTTATTTCTAATGAAATTAGAAAGTTTAGATAAATGAAGTTGTTTAAAAAGAGAAGACATCCTCACAGGGATGTCTTCTCTTTTTAAACAACTTCATTCAAAGCTAAGATTTCAGTTATTATAAATCAGACAAGCCTATTTAGGGTATTGTCGTAAATACTCACCTTATTTTTTATATATGAAAAAGATTATTGATGAACTTGATTTGGGAGATGAAATAGCTGAAATGATTCCATTAGGACAGAGGAAATCTATTTCATTTTTGTTAGGTGCTGGTTTTTCAGCTCCTAAAGGGTATCCAATAGGAAATAAGGTTAATGAAAGTTTACTGAATTTTTCAGATCAACCTATCAATTTTTCACCAGCAGGGAGACTTGCTGTTAGTGAAATAGGGAAAAAACCTAATTTTCATGTTATGGGAGGATATATGAGTGATTATGAAAGACAGTATGACTTTTGTAATAGATTAATTCAATATTATAATGGAAAGCATGGAGGTTTTGACTATGAACAATTCTATGACTTCATAAAAAGTGAGGCTATTTTTGATATTGAATATGAAAAATTGGCTACTGATTATCTCACCCAATATCTTGACTATAGAGGGCTTATCAATGGGATTCCTAACATTTATAATCAGATGGTATCTTATTTACTAAAGGATGGTGAAGGGAAAAGATGGTATGATGATATACCGGCTCCTGGGGGAACTTATGAAGGATATACTGGAATTTTGAAGTATTTGGGAGAGTTGTCGAGAGATTATGTGATTAATGTACATACTCTTAACCATGATTTATTTTTTGAATCTTTAAATAGAACAGATTTTATAAATGGGGAAATCTCGGATGGTTTTGATGAATATGGGTCCGAATATTATGGTGTTCTTAAAGTAAAAGAAGCTCATTATAATTGTCGTTTGGAAAGATATACTGGGTATTATAATACTTCTATAAGACTATATAAATTACATGGTAGTTTGGATTATGTTTTGTATTATCGGAGTAAAGGGGCAACGCTCTTGCCTGATAAATATGTAAAAATACGTCAAAATATGTCTGTTTCTGATTTGCGTCGTGGGCTTAGAAGTAAAAAGAAATATGAAGATTTTCCTTTTACTTACCATGCGGACTTTTTAACCGGTACAACGTCTAAAATTCTTCGTTATAAAGAGCCATTCTTATATAAAAAAATATTTAAGAAGTTTAAAAAGAATCTGGAAAAGTCTGAAATGCTAATAATAATAGGTTATGGTGCAAAGGATGAAGAGATCAATAGAATATTGTCAGAGCATTTTGATTATAGAAACAAAAAAGTTTTTATAATAGATAAATATGCGGGCGATGCAGTACAAGAATTGGGACGGATGCTGAATGCAAAAGTTCTTTCTGTTGAAATTGAGGATGTGCATAAGGATTTGTTTAGATAGAGGTCTGTTGAATCTTAAAAAATAGGATATGAATTTAGAAATTATTTCTGTGATACTTAGTATCATTATTCTGATTTGTTTTTTCGTTTTGTGTGTCAATGTCTCAGCGATAAAAAAGAGCGTAAATGTTCCCCAGCCCTGGCAGGCATCGTTCAGTCTTTACTGTAGCACTGGCCAGATAGAGAAAGCGAGGGACGTTCTTCTGAAAGCTATCATGCACGATTCTGATTGTGCTCGTGGGTTTTATTTGAATGTACCTGATAGACTGGATGTACAGAAGAGAATTGAAGCACGGTATGGAGAATATCTCAAGATAGTCGATTTAACTATCGATTTTAATAAAGTCAACGAGTATATTTCAAAACTTTGATTTATAGTGCGGAGCCTGAAAAACTCCGCATTTCTTTTTGCAAATTCAAATTTTATCCCCATCTTTGCAGAAGTCAAAACATGATTATATATAATCCCGGTGAGCTTCGGTTAATTGCTCCACGAAATTCGATGGGCTTTTTTTATGCCCATACTCTATCATTTTTGTGATGTCACGAAAATGTTAAATATGAAATGGCGGTTGCCCTCTTTCCCAATTCTTAAGCCTTCGGGATTACGAATCATGTTTTGACGAACGGGAAATGGCAACCGTTTTTTTATGCCTAAAAGTCAAAACATGATTCGTATGAAAAAGAAATCCCAATCCGGTAAAGTTCCGGTGTCTAAGCTCCAAACATTCTTAAGTGAGCTTTCAGGCATGCTATCTCAAGAAGGTAGCGAGTTTTTCGTAAACCGTTCCGATGACGGTACCACCTCCATTCGCCTCGCTCGAGGTCAGTATTTAACCATTTCCATGCAGAAAGGAGGTCAGTCATGATGTATTTCACAAGCAGTCTTTCTATCATCTCACCTAAAAACCGGGCTTGGAAGAAACTCGTTGACTGGATCCGGCGATTCGAACACATTCTTATCCTGGATGAATGTTCTCTCGATGCCTTGAAAATGGAAATTGAAGCTAAGGTAAATGAAATTAATGCTGAACATCCCAAACTTAAACCAATCATTTTTAGTGGCGATAACAGTCAAATTTCCGGTTGTATCTCTGCGAGGGTAATGTCGTGTGGATGTCCTGATACTGTATTTAATCTCAATTATTGCATTGTAAAAAGCACATACGCATTTTCAGAAGATAATTCTAAGGAGACCATTTTACTTGATAGTCAGAGAGGAGGTCAATCATGACTTTAGGCAAGAAATTAGCTGTTGATAAGATTGAAACCTATCGGATCAATGGCAAATCTGAATTATTTTTAATCAAAATTGATGGAAACGAAATTGTAGCGTTCAATCGTGAAGAATCTGAAGAAGTGGTATTTTTATTACAGGGTGCACTTAAAAAAGAAAAGGAGGTTGACCATGACCACTAACATTGATGGAGCTGTAATTACTTCTGAAGCGATTAATGCCATTAAGTTTCTTCAGCAAGAAAACTATGTTGATGAAACTTTGAATCAAATCAACGAGATCATTGATATCGTTATTGATGAAAATACGCATGAAGCATTGAATTCAGATAAAGAATGTATCCGCATTGTGCGCAATCTCCGTTACCTTGCACAACATATTTCATCTTTTAAAAAACCTATTAATCATGGATAATCAAGAACAGAAAATCACCAATATCAGCATCTATATTGCTGGATTGCAAGCAACCTATCGTCCGGCTCCGGACGCTCGTCATACTACCCATTGGTTTTCTACCGATGAAGTTTATACCGCTATCAAACGTCTGGATCCTTCGGCTGACATTACGAAGGAGCAACTTTTCCAGGCAATGACTGCTGCCGGCTTCAAGTTCCAAAACCGTCCGGGGGCATCCGGATGCGATTTTCGCTGGATGTTTCAGGAACGTAGTAATAAATAGAAGAAGCCTGGGAACTACCATCGTTTGAGTTCCGTTACACAAAAGATTAGCCGGTCGGTAGTTCCCGGCTTTTTTTGTGTCCTTTCCCTCCTTGCATTCCCTTCCTACATTCGCTGAAAAATAACTTCAGCGCACTATGATTACTGACGATTTAATCAGAAAACGTTTTATTCATGACACTATTTCCCAGGGTATAAACCAAATTTACGCCATTCAGGAAAATGTTGTCCAGGCTAACCTGAAAACTCAATCCGGACAGCTCAAAGTACATCTCAGCCGACGACCTTTTAGTTTTACTGAGTCCGATTCCAGAGAAGAGTTTTTCATTCGTATCTTCCCATATCTTCGTTTCCTTGATATTAATTATCGTCGTGGTTCCGATCGTATCTCTCGTCACATTCGCAGTAACCTGGCTCTCTACAATCGTGCTATCTGGGGAGTTCTTTATCACGAGACTTTTCCGCAAATCCGATACGGTTTCAATGACGAGATCCGGAACTCAATCCGCCAGGAACTGGAGCAGGCACTTCAATATGAAACATCTAACAGTTAATTCCCATGGCTAAGAAACATTTATCAGAAGACGAAATCCGTTATATCATATCGGCAGAGAGTTCCGAAGCCCAGAAAGCCGTTCATGCACTGACTCAGGAAAACAAGTCTCTTAAAAAAGAAGAGCGGGAGAGGCGGAAGGCGATGGTCGAGCTCGAGGCCCAAGGCAAAAAAGAAACTGACACTTATCGTAACCTTCAAAAAGAGGTCACAGCGTACTCTAAGCGCATATCCGAGAATAATGACAAGATTAATCGGCTCACCCGACAGCTCGATGTCAATGCTATGTCGATGCGCCAGCTAAAGAAGCTCGCTAAGGAGCTTACCGCTGAACTTGAAGATATGTCGGAGGCTGCCAATCCGGAAGAGTATGCCGCACTCAGTAGCCATTTACAAACAGTGCGTTCCCGGATGGACGAGCTTAAGAGCTCTGGAAAGAAAGTATCTCAGGAGTTTGATGTCACCAAATCAGCATTATCTAAACTGAAAGCGGTGGCTGTTGCTTTCATCACAGTGAAATTAGCCGGTTACCTGAAGGATATCGGTGCCAATGCCTATTCAACACGTAAAGAGTTTGCTAAGTACGAAGCAGTTCTTCGCAATACACTACGTTCTCAGGAGAAAGCTACCCAAGCAATGAAGATGCTCCAGCAGTTAGCTGCTGATACACCTGCTTCTCTGAAGGAGTGGACCGAAGCCTTTATTAAACTTGTCAACCGTGGCATTAAGCCCACCAGTGACGAACTTATTAATATGGGGGACCTTGCTTCTTCTCAAGGTAAGGACGTTGATCAATTGATAGAGGCCATCTTGGATGCTATGACCGGAGAGAACGAGCGTCTGAAGGAATTCGGTATTAAAGCAAGTAAGAATGGAAATACTGTTAAATATACCTTCCGTGGTGTTACAACTGAAGTTCAGAACTCAGAAGAAGCTATTAAAAACTATTTGTTGTCGCTTGGAAAGCTCGATGGTGTTGCCGGGTCTATGGCTGTACAGATGCAGGAACTTGAGGGTATGCAGTCCAATCTGGGCGATACGCTTGACAGCTTTTATAATAAACTTGGCAAGCGGATGGAATCGTTCTTCAAAAAGGGAATTACCTGGATGAAGAACTTTGTTACAGACTTATCTAAAGCCATAGAACCTCTTTCCGATACTTTTGACGAACAGTTCGAAAAGGTAGTATCTCTTGAGAGGACCCTTCCTTCTTTGATTGACCGGTATGATAAATTGAAGAGTAAGGTTCATCTGAATGCTACAGAGCAGAAAGAACTGAATTCTCTTATTGAAAATATTGCTCGTATTGTACCATCTGCTGTAACAGGATGGGATAAGTATGGCAATGCTATATCTCTGAGTACTGATAAAGCTCGTGAGTTTCTGAAAGTTGAAAGAGCACGACTTCAGTATGTGAATCGTGAGCGGATCCAGCAACTGAAAGATGAACGTGCGAAGATTGAAAACGAGAAAAAGGGATTGGAGATTGTACGTAAGCGGGGTACTACTTGGGCAGGTGGTACTGGTGCGTCACGCAGTGGTGATAGTGGTATGCGGGAATTGACACAATCTGAAATAGACGAAATGGTAGGGCAAATATCTTCTTTAGGGCGGGATTTGCAAGGTATTGATGCCGAACTGGAGAAACTTACCGGCACCGATATTGAGAAAATGGTGCAGAAAGAAATAGCAGCTACGGACGCTGCTACTGCTGCCCGGGAACGCTTTACAAAAATGAATAAATCCATGCTGTCAGCTTGGCTCAAGGACGAAAAAAATGCTGCCGATCAATATAAGGAAATAGCCCAAGAAGTTTACGATGCCCGCTTTCCTAAAGCCAATACTACAGAAGACAAGTCGGATCCGAACGCAGTCGCTCTCAAGAACCTCGAGTCAACTCATAATGCCGAAATCAACCAGATCCGGTTAGCGGGTCAGGAGAAACAGCAGGAAGAGAGTGAAGTTAATTTGGCCATATTAAAATCAGATCAGGCATACTACGAGAAGCGTATCGCAGCTCTCGAAAAATTTAAAAAGAACGAGAAGAAGTCTTCTAAACAGGCTGAATACCAGAATCAGATCGTTACTGCCAAATCTAAACTGTTGGATATCGAGGTCAATATGGAGAAGCAGACCATTGCTGGCATTGAAAAAATGCGTGAAGAGGATTTGGCCAAAGAAAAAGCTACTACAGATAATTATAGGCTGATCTATACCAAATCTTTGTCTGATAAAAAGATAACAAAGGAGCAATTTGACATGCTTATGTATTCTCTTGATGTTGCCAGTACCGAAACCCGGTTGGCCATCGAGCAGCGTTATCTCAACGATGTCAATGACCTGGAACTGAAGAATGGCCAACTTAAAGCCGACGCTGTCAAGAAGGCTAATGCAGCGGTGATGACCGCTGATCAGAATGCTGCGAATGCTCGGGCAGCTCAACAGCAGAAACTGGATGACCTTATTAAGGATTTCAAATCTCAGTTTAAAGTAACTACTGTTGATGAAGATTATGATGCCCAGAAAAAGGTTCTTGAAGCATCTTATCAAGCCAGATTACAAATGGCTAAAGAGGAAAATCTTGATTCTACTAAGTTGACTGAAGCCTATCATTGTGCGCAAGAACAACTTGAACTGGATCATCAACAACGTATTCAAGCTATTAAAGATCAGTATGGCATTTCCACTCAGCAGGAGCGTTTCGATGCCGAACTTGCCCAATTGAAGAGTGCCCACGAACAGGGTTATCTGGAAGAAGAAGAATATCAGAAGGCTATTCAGAATCTGAAGCGTGATTCATTTAAGAAACAATTCGACTACTACTCCAATCTCTTCTCCGGGGCGGTCCAGGCACTTCAGCAAGCAGAAATGGATAATGTCGATGCTCAGTACGATGCTGAAATCGAAGCAGCTCAGGGCAATTCAAAGGAAGTGGAGCGTCTCGAGAAAGAGAAAGCTCAGAAGAAGCTCGACATCCAGAAGAAGTATGCCGATATCAACTTTGCTATTAAAGTCTCTCAGATCATTGCGGATACCTCGGTCTCTATAATGAAAGCCTTTGCCGATCTTGGTCCCATTGCCGGTGCGATAGCTGCTGCCCTGATGGGGGTTACCGGTGCAGCTCAGATAGCATCTGCCAATGCCGAACGTCAGAAGGTTAAGAACATGACCTTATCCGGATCCTCTTCCTCCAGTAAGGGTGGAGCTCGCGTTGCAACTGGTCGCCAGGAAGGTGGTAAAATTGATGTCCGTCGTGCCCAGGATGGTAAACTCTTTCCGGGTGCTGATTACGATCCTGATGCCCGAGGCTTCATAGATCGTCCCACGGTAATAGTAGGAGAGGGACCGGTCGGTCAGTCTCGGGAGTGGGTGGCAAGTAATGCTGCAGTCGAGAATCCCACGGTTGCTCCTATACTCAATCTACTCGATCAGGCCCAGCAAGCCGGTACTATCCGTACACTTGATCTTAATCAGGTGATTCGGGCACGGATGGCCGGTTGCTCCTCGGGTGGATCTGTCGATAAGTCGCTTTCGGTTCCTCCTGATAACTCTAATCCGGATATTGGTGTTACCCTTCCACCTGAATTAATGCGGAGATTGGCCATGGCTGTTATCTCAATTGAAGAAAATGGAGTGTCTGCTCCAATTGTTCTTTCCGAGATTGATAAGAAGCGGGCGCTTCTTGAACGCTCTCGTTCCATTGGTTCAAAAAACGATTAACTTTTAGAATATGAAAATTATTAATACGGCCTCTGGTCTGGCCTATCAGCTAACTTCTGGTACACAACTTAAAGTTGAACGTCCTAATCTGTTCTTTAATGAGTATGGTGAGCAGACATTTCCTTTAGATTTACCGGATACAGATCTTAACCGTAAACTTACCGGTTACTCTGACATGCTTGCCAATCGCAAGAAACCTTTTGCTAACATTCAGGCGACTATTCAGGATGGAGAGTATTTTATGCCTTGTAGACAGGCTATTTTAGGTGCTCAACGAAAAAAGAGTATATCCACCTCCTTTTACATGAACGAGGGATCCTTTCTGTCCAGGATATCGAAGACTTCTTTGGCAGAAGTGTTTGGAACTGAGACAATACCAGGGGTATCGACTGTCACTCAAGGGATTTCATTTTGTAAGTCACTACTTGATAACTCTAATCCGCATTTTGCTATTTTTCCTATCTTGGTTGAACTCGATGGGCAGCGTCGATTTTGTAACCGGATGAACTACATGGATGTAAATGGAAAAGTAGTGACTTCTACATCCGGAGTTTTGGGCTTTTATAATGAATTTCCACGTTCTGAGACAGTTAATGACAGTCCTGTTAAGTTGGAACCGGGTTATTATATGACTCCTTTTATTCGTTCCTCTTATCTTCTTCAGCGCATCATGTCGTATTTTGGGTATACTCTCCAAGAGAATTTTTTCACTCGAACTGAGCCGTTCAAAGATATGGTCTTTGTAAATAATACGATTGATTCTTTGGTGAATGGTTCAATCTTGCTTGCTCACTTAGTTCCTGATTGTCTGTGTAGTACAATTCTGAATGTGTATCGAAAGAAGTTTTGCTGTGAATTTGTATCGGATGAATCGAATATGACAGTAAGTATTGAACTCTTTAATGAAATCATGTCCTCCAAAGCAGAGTACGATCTTAGTTCTATGCTTACGGCGTATCCAATAGTTGATGTACCTGAGTATAAACAGATAAAACTCTCTTCTGAGAAGGTCATTCAGGATGGAGACTCATTTGATTCTATAATTGATTTGAAGGCTAAGTATCCGGAAGCATTTTATGATCCGGATGATGGCGCTTTTTACAGATGGGGATATGACAGTACTGATAGAATTCTGCAGAAGGTTGCATCTGCTACGATCCCTTATTACATCGGAGGTAGTTTAAAGACTAAAGAAATTACTTGTCCGGATTGTGCCTATTCTATTGTTTACGGTGCATATGATGATATTACTGCTCAGGACTATCGTAGGGGAGTGGAGCGTGGTACTTTGGCACCCTATATTGGAGACGGGCGCTGTCTGAATTCTACACTAAGACTTCCTGGTGCCAACGATGAAGGAGAGCCTCAAACTCCTATTACGACATCAGATGACGGACAAGCACCTATTCTCGTATTTGTTTGTAAGGATGGAGAATCTTGTAAGGGGACAAATCATACCAATAATGGTAAATGGAAATATTCCTTATTGTATCCTGGACCTGATGGAATATTTGAACGCTTTTATAGGACATTGGATGATTTACTACGTAATTCGTTGATGCCTGTTAAGGCGGAACTTCTTTTATCTGATTCTCTGAAAAATCGTATAAATGCTCATCATAAAGTTCTCCTTCAGGGGCAGGAACTTCTTGTCAATAAGCTCTGCTATCATTTGGGAGGGGATAATGCTCCGGTAGAGTCCGAGTTTCTTACTACACACTTATATGAGCCTGTCCAAAGTGCTGTTTCTGAGTCAGATATTCTTGTTGAGAATAAGACGTATAAATGGAAGATTCTTCGTTCGACTACGATTATTACAGAGCAGGAGTATAATGATTCTCCTGTTCAAATTGGACAGTTCGATCCTCGGGGAGCATCCCCTCTTCCTGCTATTTATCCAATGCCGCCAACTGAGGTGCAATATAATCAAGGAGGTAATTATTATCATCGGGAATATGCACACTATTACGTAGAGCGAGGTTCGAATTCTAAAGTATATTATAAAGTTGACTGGTATCTTACTCCTGTATTATATTCAACTCCTGACTCGGATCATTCTCGTCCGACTTGAGAATTTTTTGTCCTTTTCATTTTTGTTTCTCACTCTTATTTTTGTTACATAAAATATTTGCTATGACGATTCTTCAACAACCTGATGTGCTTTCTTTGAGTGGTAATATTGCTCCGTTTCGTATAAATTCAGCAAGCCCGGTCTTATTTACGTTAAGACAAGGCTCTGAGGAGATATTATCACATCGTTATGCTCCTGGACAGGATGGGTATATTACTATTGATATTCGTGATATTGTTCATGCCCGTCTTTCTTTCTTGCTTCAAGAGTCTTCAACGGTTTATGTCCAACCTTCTTTAGCGGCCACCTTTACAGCTGTTATTGATGGTACAGAGGTCAATTTTCGTGTTGTTCGTGCTGGAGTCGATAGGCTTACGGATACCACTTCTAATTTTCTCACACAAAACTTCCTTTCTTGGCAACCTTCGGTTAAGCCAGTTACATATTATTCCCCGGAATTTCTTACTTACTATGCAATCCTCCCTTGCAAAGCAAAACTCCGTGCCTATTTTACTGATAGCTCTGGAAATATGATCTCACAGCAAGATCTTGAACTATACACCTTTGCTTCCGGTAATGCCTATACTATTCCATTGCAATATGCGATAGTTGCAGGTCGGTTGGGGCATAAACTACCTGCCTATTATGATGTTTGGATAGAAAACAACTCTTCAGAGCGTTTAACATATATACAACGGTATTATGCATCCGATATGCGCTCGGAGCAAGAGCAATGGATTCTATTCGAAAACTCACTTGGAGGAATTGATACTTTTCGTGCTTATGGTACAACTGATTTTATAGGTGAACACACACATAATATTGCGGAAGTTGAAGATATAGCTTTTGAGTATCGGGTAGACACAGAGCGGAAATTTCAAAAAAATACAGGGCATCTTAATCGGAAAGAACGGCAGTGGTTACTTGATTTCTTTCCTTCTGAGGTGAAGTATATTTATTCAGGTTCTGCTTTGCGACGCATAGTTGTCGTAGAAAGTAATGTTACTTATACTGACCGAGAACTTCCGAGTCATTACACGTTTACTTATCGTTATGCAGACGCTCGTCCATTATTGAATCTTCCCAGAACTGATATTCCTACTGAAGTACTTAATATTACAGTACCCGAAGTCGGTTCTTTTACGGTGCCCCCTCGACTTGTTGAATTTTCTCGCTTATCACTAACTGAGGGGGCACTATTTCCTGTCCAGCAACCTTATTCAGAAGAATGGAATACTACCACAGCAGGTGCTTTGGAAGAATATATTTCAAATAGAATTTACGCAAAATACAATGCTGCTTGGAGTAAGCAGATATACTTAATAAGAAGGAATGATAAGACTCCTCCAACTGAAGAAAATGCTTACTCTGCCTTGGAAGCTGATAATAGGTTTCTTACTAAGGAAGAAGTTCCTGACTCCTACTTCACGAAGAAAAGATCTCCTGATGGACAAGAGTACTTGCATACGAATTATCCACTTGTACTTGAAAGGTATGCTGTTTTTGGGCATGGTGATACTCCTTATCTTCCTTCCATGTTTGAAGAGATTCCTTTGGATCAGCAGACTTTGGGCTGGAAGGATGGGGTAATTACTGTGTTAGGAGGTGGAGGTTCTGACTTCGATGAATTGGCCATGTGGGGTGTCCTCGGTAAAGAAGGTGTTCAGCAGATCGACAAGTCACATTTGTCCAGTGCTCTTGCCGGATATGCGACAGAAAAATTTGTCACAGATAAAGGCTATATCACTTCCTCCGCTCTTACCGGCTACGCTACGGAGACCTTCGTCAGAGAGAATTTTGTAACCCTTGCCGGTGCCCAGGAGATTACCGGTGAAAAAGATTTCACCGGCGGACTGAAAGTAAACGGTGGCCTGCTCGATTACGATCCGACCGAAAGAGTTTGGAAACTGAACGGTAATATGCTGATCTCAGGTAACATCACTTTCGGCTGGGACAATGGAACATACACAGCTCCGACCCTTCTTGATCTGCTGCCTTATGATCCGGCTACCCTGTCAAAAGAGGGTGGCCGGCTGTCAGTAATCGGCAGTGCCGATTCAAGCTTCGACGAATCCGCCATGTGGACCGCACTCTTGAAAAGTGGTTCTCAACAGATCGACAAATCACATCTGGGTACAGCTCTTGCCGGATATGCAACAGAGAACTTTGTAAATACGAACCTTAATGCCCTGAAAGGAGCCGGTCTTCCAACTACGGAAGGATATCGCAATGTTACAGAGATAGCCAATACCCTGCTTACCTTTCTCACCGGATCAGATACCGACTCGACAATCAACAAATGGAAGGAACTTGAAGCGTTCCTGGCCGGATTCTCCGAAACGGATACCCTTGCTACTGCTCTATCTGTCAAAGCGGATAAAACCCGTAGCATTATTGCCGGCACCGGTCTTTCCGGGGGTGGTGATTTGTCTGCGGATCGTACCTTGTCCCTTTCTCCTTCCGGAATAAAGGCCGGTACATACACTAAACTCACCGTTGACGCTTATGGTCGCGCAACGTCCGCATCAGGGTTGATAGCCTCTGATATCCCCACTTTAGAGATTAGCAAAATCAATGGTTTGCAGGATTGTTTGAATACCTTCGTCACCCTTGCCGGTGCTCAGGAGATTACCGGTGAAAAGAATTTCACCGGCGGACTGAAAGTAAACGGTGGCCTGCTCGATTACGATCCGACACATAAAGTCTGGAAACTGGATGGTAACCTGTTAATCACAGGTAGCACAACCTGGAATGCGGTGGGCGATTATACTGCTCCGACCCTTCTCGACCTGCTACCTTACGACCCGGCCACTCTGTCGAAAGAAGGTGGCAAACTTTCCGTTATCGGTGGCGGTGGAAGTAGCGGTGGTGGAAACATTATGTTGAACGGCACACTCTATGAAGCGGCTAACGGAGTCATCACACTGCCTGATTTATATCAGAAAACACCTAATGGAACCGCATCACAATTTCTCAAGGCCGATGGTAGTGTGGATTCCAACCTTTATGCATTAGCGTATGGTGGTGACCAAAACAGTATTCAGTATTCAAGTAAATCTAATTACTTAAGAGTTATTGATAGAAGAAATGACACAATACTTCCAACCTCTTATGATAATTATAATATTAGTGGCTTATTTCATATGTCCGGCATGCCATCCTCTAACTGGTGGTCAGGTATTCATGTGAAAGGTTGGGGAGAAGGTTATGCTACCTGGGAACTTGTTGGCCCTTCTTCAACAGATAACACTAATAATAGATTATATTATAGAGATGGCAAAGGTTCTTCTTGGGCTACTGATTGGAAAGGTATAGCTTTTCTCGAAGATTGTAATAAAGTTGCAACTCCTTACTTTGAGGGACAAAATATATATTCAGACTATGGGTGGTGGGTAGTTGCTTTATGTAAACTTAGTCCTGCTGATTCTGAATATAATTATGCAAGCGGTACTATGTTTTACAGAAGAGGAAATGGTATATATGGCAATGGCTCTGTAAACTTTAGTGTTATGAAGAAATATAGTACTACTAATGTTTATGCAGGAGTTATATATAATGGATTTGGAGTATCTACAGATGAAGATGCTCCTAAACTATGTACTTTTACTTATGGTGGAGTTAAATATTGTGGTCTTAAATGGACAGGAGCAGCAAGTTTAGATAATATTAAAACTCTTATATATGATATAAGTTCTACAGGATTACCGTTTTATGTCAAGTATTTCAATTCTCAGAGTGGAGAAGTATTTAACGCTGAAATAAAAAATTCTATTGTTGAACTTGGAAGTGATATTATATTATATAATACCAGTACACCTTGTGGATTATTTACATCTGCTAATAAAGGTTTAGAGATTAAAGCTAAAGACAACGCTTGGGCATTTACAAGATATAATACTAATGGTAGAATAGTCGATACTGGTTTATCTGGTACTACTGCTGGTTTAGCAGGACAAACAGGTAATTATGAAATTAGACCTGGAGCAAATAATAATGAAGGAGTATTTGTTAGATATAGTGGAAGTTCTTATGGTAAATTTGCTGTAGTTAATAGAAGTGGTTCAGAATGTTCTATTGGATATTATAATAATGTAAACCCTACAGGGGATAAACCTGTTTGGACAGTAGGTGCTGGTATTAGGAATCAATGGTCATTTGATTGGTGGTATTCAGATGCTGGTATTAAAATGACTATGGATAGTGATGGTAAACTATTTGTTAATAGAAAAAGTGGAGATGCACCAAGTATTTCACTTGCTATTGGGGACAATGATTCCGGTTTACATCAGATAGAAGATGGAAGAATTAGATGTTATTCTAATAATAAGGATGTTGGTAACTGGGGCTATACTGATGCCCGTTTTCATAATGTAACATTCAGAGAAGCAAGCAACAACGACTATAATGGCTTGGGTCTTATGGTTAATGGAAATGGAACAGCTAATACAGTTAAGCCTGGTATTGGTTTCCATCAGCCGGGAGTATATGCTGGAAGTCTTAGGCTTGATGGTGCAGGAGGTTGGACATTTGCAGTTCAAGGAGGGAGTACCGGCGGTACTGTCAGCGCAGGTTCTTTTTATGCCAATGGAGGCTGGTTATACAGTAATGTTAATGGTTGCGAGATAAGAATAGGTAGTCAAAATACAAGCTATGTTCATATAACGAACAATGCTAACAGACCATATTATATTGATAATACTATTAATATATCCGGCACTATATCTCCTTATTCAGACAACACTTATGATTTAGGCAGAAGTGCAAGTAAATGGAATTATATATGGGGTAATCACTTTATGGGTAATTCTGCATCTGCCACATTTATACTTCCGAACTATGTCGGCGGACAACAGGCGAATCCTCAAACCTACTTCAATAATAGTATGGGGGTCAAAGTAGCTATGACAGGCGTTAATCCTGATTCGTATTGGGGCGATACTTTATGGATTAATGGATATGGTGGTACTGATGTTCCGGATATGTGTGCTTTGCATTTCTCAAGGGGCGGTGCTCCTCTTATTTATATAAGCAGTCAAAAATATCACGCTACAAGTTATGGCACAATGTACCATATATGGACCGGCTATAATTCAAACCATTCTTCTGCCGCCTGGACTTGCAGTACCTTAAATGCAAACGGAAGAATTAGCACTACCTCTGATATATATTCTGCCGGTTGGGTCAGGGCCGGCGGAAGTAACGGATTCTATTGTGAATCCTATGGCGGTGGCATTCACATGACAGATTCGACCTGGGTACGTGTCTATAATGGTAAACAGTTCTATGTAGGCAGCACCTCTTCCGATGCTATCCATACCGCCGGAGGTATTAACGCAAGTGGCAGGATTTATGCCGGTGGTCACCTGAGTACTAATGGTGGGCTTGCTGTAAGTGGAATTTATGGCGGCTCAGGCGCATCAGGTTTTAATGTGTATGCTGTATTCCAGGGCAGGTCAGACCATGGAGGAATAGAAGTGAGGGCTTCTGACAATACCTTTGGTATCGGTGTACACTCCAATGATCACATGTACTGGTGGTGGGGAACATCAACCTCAACCAATTCCAGTTCTGGAAAATCCTATATCATGGACTATGGCGGCGGTAACTGGAGTTTCACCGGTAACCACTACGTCTCCGGCTATTCAACCTGGGGTTCCGACTCACGTTATAAAACCTATCTGGGTGAAGTAACCCTGCAATTGGATCAGATCGCAGACTCACCCACTATCTACTACCGCTGGAACAGCAAGAAGAGAGATCGTGACGGGCTTCTCCATGTGGGGGGTTATGCTCAGTACACCGAGCAGATCCTTCCGGAACTGACCCATGAGACAAGCGATTTTAAAACGATGGACTATGCTGTATGCGCATATGTGTATGCAGTGCATGCAGCCCGGTTCCTCCGGAATCATCTCCTTTCAGACTATGAATGGAAGTCGGACACGGAGTTGAGAATGGATGCTTTGGAAAAGGAAAATATCAAATTGAGAAACAGAATTGAACAATTAGAAAGGAGGGCTGCTTAATGGCGGTATATAATCGAATCCCTGAGCGGTTTACTAACCTGGATATCCGCGATACCCTGAACGCTTATGGTGGAAGTGTGGGTGATAACTCGCTTAACTATTTCTCAGCTGCTGCACGCATTAACATGTGGAGCAAACGTAAACCGGTGAAAAGAAATATCATGTTTAATACGGAGGACCCGAACTGGTTCCGTGCCGATTCCGGAAACTACGGTATCAATGTCCCCCGTGCAGCGGATATTGCGCTACTGACCGGAACTTACACCTATGATATACCTGTTCAGGGATCGTACAACCTGCGTGTCGGTGATTTTGCCGGATACAATCCGGAAGCTACCGTACCATTCACTACCATGCTTCCCTCCGGACTTATCCTTGCCTCCGGCAGTGCCACTGTTGTGAAGTTGATGCTGAAATCACTTGATTCAACATACAATGTTGTCCCGGCCGATATATTCCCATCTAATTCATATTTGGGATGTGCTGTCACATACGGAGCCCGGACGCTTATTAAAACGCTTTCGGTTACAATCTTCAATGGAGGGGTAACTCTGAACATATCCGATTGCGAGCTCTTGAAATCAGATAAGACGGGAGTCAGGATAAAGGTATTCATCTGTACATCGCAGGTTCCATCCTGGCAGGGTGAAACGACACAATCCTATTACAGCTTGAACGCAGAGGACGGCTTTGATGAATCGACCGTTGATATCGTCACCCCGCATGCCGATGTTTACTCGTTTGGCATCCTTGGACTCAGCATTATCGAAGTGAGAAAGATATCTTTAATCGGTACGGCGATTATCAACTCCGGAAGTCTCTTTCAAGAGGGCCACTTAATAAGCAGACTGGATAATAATTACTATTTAAAGTCAGTAAAAGTCGTTGCGACCCGTGCAAGTGACGGTGTTACTGTTGCCGAGAAAGCACAAAGCATAACATCTTCCACTACACCGACACGCTTAGGAAACGACTGGATGGCAGGTGAGTCCGTCAACTTCAGAACACCGGTCTCTATGCCGGATGTTCCGGCCCTTCCTGCTAATGATTATTATCATTTTACATGCTATTTTAGATTTGAATGATATGGAAAGAGTAAAACTATTTATTGAAGGTAACCTTATTGTAAAATATGGTTACAAAAGGGGGGGTAAAATCTCCTTACAACAAAAGAAAGAGGATTTTGAGTATGAAAAACTAATTGAAGGTGATTATGTCTATAACGGTGAAACTGGCGATATCGCTTTGTCTGGCAGTGTTACTTTCCTTCGGAAAGGAGGTGAGGATGGCTGTTTATAATGTTATTCCTGACCGTTTCACGAATCTTGATGTTCGTGATACCCTGAACGCAAACGGTGGTAGCGTCGGGGATAACTCAAGCGATTATTTTGGGGTTCGGGCGAATGTGAACATCTTCTCTTTGAAGAAGCCCGTTAAATTCAACAAACAGTTTGTAACGGATGCCGATGCCTGGTGGAAAGCTGATAATGGGAATTTCGGTATCATCCTTCCTCCGACCGGCTCTCTTCCGGCTGTGGGTTCCCCCATGTCTCCTTGGTCATGGGATTTTCCCGGCGGTAGCGGCAGTCCGTTGAGAATTTCAGATTATGCAGGCTATAATCCTAAAGCCCCACACCTGTTTTCGATGCATCCGGACCCCGGCCTGTATCCCAATTCGCAATTCAGATGCTCCATCCTGCTAAGGCAGAATGCTGAGATATCCATTAATAATATAGCTGATATCAGCAGGGCTTATATGGGTGTGGTGGTAAGGCACCAAGCAAACGGAGAACTTCGATTCCGTACACTGAACAGGTCCGTTATGGAGATGCAGCAACAAGAATATGCAGTGGTACTGGATGTTCCGAATTGGCCGGACGGTAAAGTGGATGTTTATATGGTTGCTTCCTACGCTGAAGCTTCAGAGCAGTCTTACAGTAGTATAAATGTGACTCTGTTTTCAATGAATCAGGGTCCTTTAGAGACAGCTTACATGGTCAAGACCCTTGCCAAGCCTGTACCGAACAGCTTTAAATTTGATTATAAGGTCGTTAATGACTTTGCGAATGAATATCATTTGGAATGTACATTCACGTCTATTAAAGGAGCATGGGAGAAAGCCCGATTCTCAGTATTCCTTGAGTCTGATCCGATTGGTGCTTTCCTTGGTGGTATGGGTGAGTCTTTATCTCCTGCTCCGATTGGAGAAATGCTATCACAGGGAGAGTCGTATACATTCAACTCTCAATCATTTACTCGTGTACAGACTTCTCAAAATAACTATGTAAACTATACAGCGAGATACTTAGGAGACAATTATCAATCCGGTTCTATCTTCTTTAGAGCCAAATAAATTAGAATAATGGAAAATCAAGAAACAAAAATCAGTAATGTAACCACTTCAATGAAAGTGGAGAAAGAGATCAACGGATTTAAAGTATCCGGAACGGTCGAAGTCTATAACGACAGTAAACGAATCAAGCGCATTGACGCTTCCGTACAAAAAACAGATTCGAACGCCATGGCACCTTTCAAGTATTCCTTTACGGTTACCCGTGGACTGAACGATATGGTCAATCCATCTGAGGAGAATGAACCGGAACGGGACCGGGCTCTGACAGCCGGCATCGAATTTGAGAAAGCTGTCGAACAGGCCGTATCCGGTATGATATTTAACACTATCGTAGAATAACATTAAAACAGAATCAATGGAAAATCAAGAAACAAAAACAGAAAAGAAAATCGTGAAAGTGAAACTCAGTGATGCAATTAAGAAGGCATCTATCCTGAAAGCCGTTCTTCTTGCTTATAAAGATAAGGAACTGTCGGCAGAGCTCAAATCTAAAGTGATGATGACCCGTATTTATTACGGCAAATTTCGCAAACAGTTTGAAGAGGATGTAAAGGAAGCCCGTGAAGGGCTGAAGCCGGAAGGTTATGATAAACAACTTCAGGAAATCGACGAACTGGAAAACAAGGCCCGTGGGGATAAGGACATTCGTAACCTCACTCCTGAAATGCTAAAATCTGCCCTCACTGAAGAGGAATACGACAAGCATGAAGCTTTCATGCCAATTTTCAACAAGTATATGGAAGAGGTCACTAACTTCAAATCTGAGAAGTTGGATGAAGAGGTGGAGATGGAAGAAAAGAAATTCACTCAGAAAGAGTTCGATGAAATTCTGAATGTCAATACCGCTGAGAACTATAATCTTGATCTGTGTATGCCCTATAACGGTAAGAATATGATCATTCCCGGATCAATGAAAAGTGCCGATTTTATGGAGGTACTGTATGAAGAATTGGTAGGGTAAATGTAATTTCGCCCAACCTTCTCAGGCTGGGCGGAATGTACGGTATGAAAGAGGAATGGATAATTGGTTTATACTCATACCGTATAGTTGGTAATGCGTATTTAAGATTTATACTAATATAACAATTAGATCGAAAAAAAGTTGAAAACGATCTTGCTTGTTATGTAGGACGGTAGGACAGTAGTTTATAAATAATAGCATGTACAATATTTCCATGTAGATTTTAGATGGAACCATTGAAATGCTTGGTTTCCTCATGCACAGCTAAGTTATTACCTTTCAGATATTGGTTGGTAGTCGATATGTCTGAATGTCGTGCTTGATCTCTTGCAATAACAATTCCTTCAGCGTTGGCCAGGTCGCGGATTCCAGAATCCTTTAATGAATAAAATTGATAATTCTTCGGAAAGCTTAAAAGGGCTCGTATCTTGGCAAAGTATTCTCGGAAAATTCTGGCATCTGCTTTCTTCTCCGCTGGTTTAAAATCTCGACCAAACAAAAAATAGTGGGAAGGATTATCAAATGTACCAAGCTCAATCATCAGTTTTATTAGTTCGTCGTTAAGTCCTACCATTCCATCTCTACGGTTCTTTGATATCGATGATGCAATGAATACCCGCTGCTCTTTGATATTGATATCCTGTAGGCGAATGTTTGTTAGTTCATCGGGGCGTATAAAAGTGTAATACTCCATTCTACATGCGAGTAAATAGAATTTGTTTGTTTCTTCAAGGTAATCCTTCATTCGAAGCAGGTCCTCTTTGCTTAAGGCTGATCGGAATTTTATTTCTTCTGCTAAACTCTTAATCTTTTCCACTGGATTATTTTCTAAATATTGTTTCTCAATTAGCCAACTGCAAAATGCTGAAGCCCATACTCGGTAGTTGTTACGGGTACGGGGGGATGCATCTCGATCCAATAATATGTAATCGAGGAAGTCACTAATGTATGCTTGATTGAATTGGTAGATATATATAATAGGTATGGCTAAGCTGGAATTGTAATCCATTAACATGTTTAGTCGCGATTGATAATCAATGTTTGTTTTTGCTTTCAGTGCTGAAGTGCTGGTCAATTTATTAAGGTATTTACGGTAGAGTTCGCATACTTTATAGAACTCGGCATATTGGCGTGAGTTTGATGCTTCAGCCCATGGATTCCATCCTGATCGGAGACGATTGGTACAGTTGGTTATAATTTCGGCAGCTTGTTTTTTGCGTGCTGATTGTGATTTTATAGAATCAAGCATGTACTTTTTGCGTCGCATTTTACCTTCTACCGGGTCGTAGCATAGAAAATCGACATACCAATTTTTTCCTGTGTGTAACTTGGGTAACGTGTAGTTGATAACTTCGTGTAAGGAAGCTCCTTTTCTTGTTTTAGGGCACATTTTTTTTACATTCTTTCGATTGAGAAGAATGTAAGCGGTTAATTCTCTATTATTTTTTTAGTCCGACATTTGTCCGACCTATCTTTAAAAAAGAAAGGCAAATAACTATTTTACAGTCATTTACCTTTTATTTAGTTGCGGAGGCCTGACTCGAACAGACGACCTTTGGGTTATGAGCCCAACG